TTAAATCTATGTAAAATAATTTTACATAAATACGCCGTTTGCAGGCATTTTTGTTGTAAACGTGTTGTAAACCGTTTTATTATGTTTTGTAAGATGATACAATATCTCAGCCCAACTTCAATAAGTTGAGGCTGTTTTTTTTACTCAATCCACGCTTGGAATTTGTCCAGGAATCTCTTTTTGTCTCCGGCATATCCGTCCATGCCATCGCTTTTTTGATTATCTACCTGTTTAGTGTAGAAAGAGCTGTTCCCCTCAACAGAAACTCGGTAATGTACCTCTTTGTACATGTACCCGTCCGGCGTGTAGTAGTAAAGCTCGATTGCAAGGATTTCTGAGCCATCTCCGAGAACTCCATTTACAAGGTCATTTGTGTTGTAAGAGTTTGTAAATGTCAGCCACGGCAACCATCCGCTCTTGCGTGTGTACACACGTCCCTTAATAGAGCCCTTGCTTACACAGATACCGATGTAGCGAATTGCATAATCATCGCCTTTACCGCCCCAATCATCTTGATTATGCACAGGTGCCCACCAGCGGTCTGTATAGCACTGGTAAGTACAATCTACATGTCCAAGCTCCTTTTTATTCGATGGCGGAATTGGTGTAGGTGTAACCTGTACGCTACCACCGCCGGAAACCGTACTATCTCCTACTGCTTTTAAGATACCGTTCGCAAGCACATTGCAGATTGCTTCGAATTTCGCATCGAATAAAGCATTATCATTTGCATTCGAGATAAACCCTGTCTCGAACAACACCGCCTGCATCTTTGTGCTGTTTAATACCGTCAAGTCTGTTCTTGTCTTTGTCCCTCGGTTCCGGAATCCAAGCTTCTCCATCTCTGCATTCACATAATCCGCGCAGACTGCAGCTTTATCCGCAATCGCATATACAAGCGTCTCATATCCGGATGCTTCAGCGCTCGCTGCAGAGTTGCGGTGGAAACTCGCGAAAAAGTCTGCTCCTGCATTATTAGCTTCTGTTGCTTTTGTAATCGGACTCTCATAAATATCATCGTCTCTTGTGTAATAGATGTTATGCCCTTTGCCGGACAAAATTGTTCCAACTCTCAAAACCATCCTCAACACATCGTCTTTTTCCAGTCTTCCAAATCCTACTGCTCCGCTGTCACGTCCGCCGTGACCTGCGTCTAAACAAATCTTTGCCATGATAAAATCTCCTTTCAAAAAAAGAGAGTGATTACTTGCTCTCTCACTATTCTGCTTTATTTACCTGTTTGATAATCTGATTTACATATGTACTCAACCCAGCTACTAATACCCCCTGTACAATCGCCGTGAATACTGCCATTGCAATATCTTGCATTGTTCCAAGCGGACATGTAGCAATTACATAGATGGTAGCTAATAAGATACCTACAACTCCTAAGATTGCCGGAATATATTTGTCTTTCACCGTCTGAGTTTGCTTCAGACCTATTCCAACAAAATATAATACAACTGCTACTACTACAAGTTCCGGTTTTATGTAATTCATAATCTGTTCCATATTAATTCTCCTTTCCTTGTGGCTCTGTCGGAAGAGCCATTATCGCTTCATATAATTGTGTTCCTACACCATTTCCCTTTAACGCATGATACTGTTTATACTCATCCTCAAGGCTTTGCTTCACATAGATTGGGCAATATCCTAAATCATCGTGATACTTATTATACAGTCTTATCAAGTCTGCCCGAAGAAGAGCACGTATTCCACGCCTTGTGGCAAGTATCTGTTTAAATAGATATGCCATACAGGCGCATACAAATGTAAGAATCTGCCAATTTTCTCTAAAAAACTCAATCAATTACTTATCCTCCTGCGATTTTCTGTAAAATAAAAAGACCTTTCACGGTCCTGCTCTGATTTCCATATTTGTGACTCCCTAAATCGATCCATACAACTCTACATTTACAATTGATGTTTTGATTTTAAGTACATTATCGGATACATAATATATGTAAGCAGACATATCACCGTAATCCGTTGGGCAAGATACTCTGATGCATTTCTTCTCACTGTTTCTCTGCTCTACGATCGGCATCGGAACATTTTCAATTCCAACGATTGCTCCATCAAATATGATTGCGACTGTCAAATATTTATACTGATACAATCTATTTGAGAGTGAAACATTTGTCCAGTCCGTTTTACTTGTTTCCGTAAGCAATTTATCGCAAACAGGCTCTTTTAACTTTTCAACAAGGTATATCAAACCGTAGTAATCTAAAAATTTTTTTGCAGCCCGTTCTTTTCCGGAAATTTTTAGTATCCATTTTATAAACTCTGGCATCACACCACCTCCTTGCTTACCGGAAGAGGTCATCAATCTCACTGTTTGTTATAGATTCGATGCTTATTTGTGACATCTCTCCCCAAGTTCCATCACCTTTTAAGTATTTGTCTTTGTCGGCTTCCTGCGGTGCCGGTACAAGCCCCTGTGTTCCGGCTATTGTAGACGCTCCCTTAAATACAGCATAAGTTGTATCGGTAAACTTAGCGCCGACAGGAACGGAAGTACCAATCGTAAATCCCGTATCCTTAGGCGTGTATCCGTCTGCACCAAATGCCATTACGTGTCCGTCCGTCGTCCCGGATGCAAGACCTTTCATTTGTTTGTCATTTGTCAAGTTCCCAAGACCGATATCCGTTTTCGTAGTTCCGTGTGGATTCCCCGTTTTTAGCTGTGCATGGTCATAGGCAATTTTACCTTTATCACCCGGATATGCTGTCGAAGATGTTTCTCCGAGCGCAAGGCTTGCAGAGATCTCAACAAACGTTGTGCTGGACCATCTGTAAGTCTTGCCGGTCTTAAGATCCACATAAATTTTACCTGCTTCTCCTGTGATAACTGTTGTGTGCGCTTCTTCTTTGTAAAACTTTCCATCCGTATGCAGATATCCTTCCAGTACATCATCTACATAGCTTGGCAGTTGTGCTGTCGGCACTTTTCCAGCCGCGTCCAAACTTGCAACTCCATTCGCTGCTCCCTTTTCGGATGTCGGGATAAACTTACCATTTACCCACTCTTGAATCTTATCCTTAAAACGTGTTAATCCACTTAAATCTAAAAATTTTGCCATTATTTTCTTCTCCTTTTCCTATTCAAAAATTTCATCAATTTCTTCATCTGTGATGATTTCATTCCCGGCGCCTGCTTCTAATTCTCCAATTTTCTGCTCCACCGACTTTCCTTCTTTTAATTGCACGGACTCTGCCATACATAGCGGATAGTCTCCATTATTTTTTGTGCTAAGGGTATTGACAATTACAACACCACCTTCAATACTTTGTGCCATATTATCACCCTCCCTTATGATACTTTCACCGTCGTGTTTCCAAGTCCTGCATTTACAGACATCCAGATGTCGTAGTTTTGTGTATGTCCAGATGCGTTTGTAAATTCTAGCGTCTGCATTTTCTTAAATCCTCCATCGAATCCACCTACATTAAATGTCGGTGTGCCAAATGATGCAGGGATTACATACACAATCTTTTGTCCTGCTCCTGCATTTACGGTAAATGTACGAGCCCTAGCCGTTGTAAGTGCTGAGCCTTCCAGCGCAAGTACATCCGGATCACCAAGTGTTTCCTTCGCACTCTTGCCCCAATAAACTTTAGGTTGGAATGTGATTGTAACCGTCCTTGATGCAGATGCATCTCTTTCATCCGTTGCTGTTAATACAATATTTGTATTTGTTTTAATTGATTTTCCCGAATAATCTTTACTTCTAACATCATTCCCTAATACTTCTTCTACGTCAGATCCAAACTTAATTTTAAGCGTTTTCGGAGTTTTATTAAGTGCAAACGTTACTTTTGTTGTTGTAACCGTTGCACCGATTTCGTTTGATGCGTTTGTAGCAGATGCGGATGTAAAATTAATTTTTTCGTAGACTAAATCATCAATTTTTTGTTTGTAGTCATTCGTAAAATCATTTGATGACAATCCTTTTCCTGCTTCCTGTTTCACATACCTCTCATCATTCTTTTTTACCAGGTGCGCAAGTCCATCTTGGTCTAAATATTTCCTTTCCACTCCTTCTGCCACAACAGCAGTAATGATCTTTGCTTTTCTCGGCATTTTTATTCTCCTTCCATAATTTTGTCGATTTCTGCATCTGTAAGAGATTCTACCTCTCCTGTTCCTGCCGGAAGTTCTACCTCATTTCCAATTTCTTTTCCCTCCGAAGCAAGCTGCAACATTTTCCCTCTTAGTATTAAGTCATCTGCTTTTCCTTTCGCAATCGCAAGAATCTGTTGCAACATATCCCTGTCTTCCGGTGCACTGTAATCACGTGGTTTCGCTCGTGGACGTACAAACATATTGACTTTTCGCACCGTAGCTCCCTCTGTTTCATTCGCGAAATAAACATATGCAAGCAGGTTTCTTCCGGAACGTAATAACTCATTCGGAATATCTGATATGATCGCACCGTCCTCCACATTTGCGAGGACCCGCAGCGCTTCTTCATTTCCATCCTCAGAAAAATGCACTTCAATCGTATGTTCCGATACCGGAACCCCTACAATTTTTAACTTCTGACCAAAACTCCACTGCCATAACCCGCGCACTTTCGCGCACGATTCATTTTCATTAAATTTTGCTGTAAACATCTGTTCATTTCACCTACTCTTCCAATTCCGGTACTTCCAAATCCATCAAAATTTCTTTTACCTGTTCTCTGATTTTAGCCGGGACATCTTCGATTTTCTTTTTCCCTTTTACGATCAGTGTCGCATAAATTACTGCCATCGTTTCCACCTCCTCCCGAAACAATATTTTTGTAAAGAAAAACAGCAGCCTTTTAACCATTGCTTTCTTGGCTAAGAATCTGCTGCACTTCCTGTTTTAAGTTTTCCGGTACGCTATCAATTGTTTTCTCTTCTTTTCTGATCAGTTCTGCGTACACTTTTGCGATATAACTCATACTTACACCCCCATATTCTCGTATAATTCGCAGATTGCCAATTGCAAGTCTGTAATCTGCGTATCAGCATTTTTTGCATCTTCTTTTAAGATTGTTACCTGCTCTTCATTTTCGGCCAATCGTTCCTCAGTACTCTTACCCACTTGTTCCATCGCTACACCGAGTATTCCGCCTGTGTATTCTTCAACACGTAGCAGTTGTGTGTAATTCTCATACTCTGCAACCGCCTGTTCTCGCGCTACTACTTGGATTTTCTTGCAGGCAAATTCATCTTGAAATTTTGTCCGAAGTTCATCCTGTGTTACACTAATTGTTTTGATTTGCAATAGGTTTCCTACAAGTTCTGCTGATTGAGCTTGTAGTTCTGTCGCATCATTAAATTTTAAAATCATATATTTCTCCTTTCTTCCGGATAGCCCCGGATGGCATCTATTAAAAAATGAAAGTTTGTCTGATATAAAAGATTATGTGATCGAAAGCGGCAAAGTCCAAATCGCATCAAGGTACAACTACTATGAAAAGTATGCAAGCGGAAAGCTGGTACAATGGGGACTTGCAAATTACTCGTATACAGATGGTTTTGGCAGGATAACTTATCCAATACCTTTTGCAGGTAGCACAAATGATTACATGCTGTTTGTGCAAGGACAATATATGTCCGGAAAAGTGGTGGAAATCATGGTTGCATCCAAAAACACAGTTAGTCAAGGGTATGCGTACTCACGATATACAGATAACAGCAAACCAGATACACATAATTTTGACTGGTACGCAATTGGGCGTTGGAAATAAACGCTATAATACTATTTCCAATGTCCGACAACGTAAGCATGTATAGTTGTGCTTCGCGTTGTATCTCTTCCGAATTGCACGACCAAACCGTCTATGGCGCTATTGCTTGCACTGAGACTCGGACAGGCACCCCAAATTACGCCGTTATTACTTACACTCATTTGCATATTTAAAATTTTGGTTGCTGTTATTCCGAACCCGAAATTCGTGAATTTAGCATAATATAGTCCGGTTGTACCAATTTGATTCCATGCAAAATCAGAGTTGTTAGTAATGGTTTGTATGAAAGATTCAAACCAACCATTTTTATATTTTTTTACATATCCATTAGAGGTCCTTATGATTTCGTACGATGTATCGGACAATCTTTCATTTATCATAGACATGTTCATCAATACATCAAACGCAGGTTCTACGCTAACCACATTCAGCCCATTCAACTCGACAATATACAGTAACATTTCATGTTTCAGCGTTCCGGTTCTGATATCCCCTTCCGTCGGAGTTGGCGCAACCGGTGTTCCTGTTGTGGCTGTCCCCTGCAACACCGCCAGTTCTATTTTTTCAATACCGCTGCTGCTGTTTTTTGCATAACGGGCTACGATTGCATCTTTTCTCTTTTGTCCCCGTGCCCCATTATTGATTGTTACATTTTCATATGTGTTCGGTTTGATGCGCCAGTGCACTCCCTGCATCACCAACTCTCCGTCATTGATTCTGACAGAGTTATTCGATATCAGTGTTGCTTCTGCCTTTTTTCCGACATTCAGCACATAATCTCCCGTTCCGACAACGCCCTGTTGAAAGCCTCCGATATCATTCGCTGTTACATGCTGCTTCCCTTGATAGCCAGTTACAATTTCAATTGCCATTTTCTAATCATCTCCTTCTATCTTATATTCTGTTTTGCAAGTTCCATCTTTGATATTTAAGATTTTTCTGGTAATCGGTTTCTTTACAACAATTCCGGTAATGTAATCACGACCGCCGACAATGTCGCCGATCTGCATCTCTGTTTCAATGTCATCGTCAATGTCGACTGCAAACTTCTTACTGTTCATTAGTTCCCGAAGTCGTTCTGTTCCTTTTTCAGTCAACTCCGGTTCTTCTGTGCTGCTGTAATTATAAGTCTCTGCGCGTTCATCCAGTCCCGTATAATACGGCGATTTTCCAATACTTCCGTCTTTTTGCACATATAGATGTTTTACAATCCGGTCTTTCAAATCTCCCTTTCCGAGACAGATCAGGTGATTAATACCACCTTGATTATTCTGAGCGGTAAAGACCAGCTTTCCATCCTGGCTAAATTCTGCCTTGTCAGAAAAATCCGTTGCCGGTACCGGTTGTAATCGCACATACGCTTCCCAGCGTGTTTTTATGTATCGGATATCTAATCGATATCCGATACTGCTTAACATCTTTTCGAGTCCATCAAGCAGTGTGCAATAACGGTCAAATTTGAATTTAATCTCTGTCTCGTCTTCGGTTGTCGGAACAGAAAAAAGGGAATCCAGTCCACACTCTATAACCAGTTCCCTCACTGTATCCTCCACTCTCCCGGAGACAATTCTATAATCTTCTCCGGTTTTAGGCTCTATGATCTTCTTTGTCAGCATCCCGCGCCACGTGGATCCGCGCACAAAGATTTGATTCTGTCCGGTGCTGCTTTCGATTTCCAAAACAATTCCTCCAAACTCAGTGTTCGGTATGTACAGATAGCTTCCAAAGTCAATGTCTCCTGTCCAGTCCGAAACGGAAGATATCATCTCAAAATCATTTTCGTTTCCGACTGCAAAATCTCCTTCCAGTTCGTCTGCCAACCTGATCTCCTCCCTGTTTTTGTTTGCAAGCGTTACCATTTTGGCTCACTCCTCTCTTGATAAAGTGTAATGTCCCACCCAAAATCACCACTCCACACCACGTTATGATTTCCGGGCGGAACCGGTCGAAATACACTATTTTCGAAGCTTCGATTGTTGTATTCACTCACGATTGTTCCGTCCGTCAGTGTTCTTGTCACAGCGTTTTTTGTACTATCTATCACAAGATATTCATTTTCTTCCACGGTTGTATTTACTTCGTAAGGATATCCTCCAATGTTCACAATCGGGTCGACGACAGGTCCGTATATGATCATATTAAAATTAGCATCTGCATAGTGATCATTATCAAGTACAGAAATACCTTTCTGCTGGCTCGTGTAGTCAAAAGGAAAATCGTATGGAAATTCTAAAAAATTGTCGCTTTCATCACCGTCAAAAATCGGATAAGAGAACATTTTTTCTTTTATCCAAAACGAATTCCCCGCATATATCCCCATTTCCATCTGCACTACATTGCTTCGCTTTTGGACTCCTTTGTTTTTCCCATTTATTATATAGCACTCTTTATAGTAGTCTCCTAAATATAATTTTCCAGCTTTCTTCTCAACGATATCTCTTTCTGTAATTTCAAACAACCGGTTTGCCGCTCGCTTTCTCTCTTCGTTGTTTCCAATAAAATCAACCACAAGCGTGTGTTCTGCTTGTTTTTTCGCAAATGCAATCACTCTTGTTCCTAATCCTAATTTTCTTGCTTCTACTTCCCATTCATAGTCATATAGGTCAGACGTTCTTAAATGTGCCTTTACATTCTTTCCTGACAGTTCTAGCGTTTCTCCTGCACTCCCACTTTTATAAATCAGCACGGAAAACCACCCCCATATCAGATAATCCTCTCGTTACTTCTCGTCCATTTAAATACGCAACAACTTTCATTTTACTCATAATACTCTCTATTTTTGCCAACATATTTTCGTTTTCTCTCGCCTCTATGCTTCCGTATCGTGCGTTTAATTTTCTTTGCATATTTCCAAAATCCAATGATTTCTCTACTTCTTTATTTACTTTTCCTGTCTCTTCTTGTATTCCAAGAATATATCCTTCCATCGTTCCTTTTCCAAGTGCTTTGAATTTTTTCGACGGAGAATTGATGTCCAACGCATTCTTAGCAGCTCTTATACTTTCTGTTGCCACGTTTGTCGCTGCTGATATCACGCCTGACCTTCCGCTTATAATGCCTTCTGCAAGTCCTTGTGAAACATTCTTTCCATACTCCTGAAACCTCGCTTTGTTAAGCATTGTTCCCATTGTCTTTATCACTGCTGTTGCAACTCCTTTTGCCACTGTTTGCACTGCCGACTTATTTTCATTCATTCCTAACACAAGTCCAATGTTTACATTTTTTCCTGATTCTTTCATTTTGACTGACGGCGAATGTACTCCAAGTGCGTTGTTTACCGATTCAATCGTTTTCACACCCAAGTCTTTTCCTGCTGCCTCTGACATTTTCTGCGCCTGCTGCATCCCTTGCACCAGTCCTAAAACAGTATTTGCTCCACTCTGTTGCATAATCGGCGTTAAGTTTTCCATCCCTCCAGCGATATTCGTTGCACCTGAAGTGAGTAATTGTTGCCCCCATTCATTCGTCATTCCTTTTATATCGATGCTCTGATTCCACAGTTCATTCGCTTTCGCAATTTCATCGCTTGTCATGTTGTTAAATGCCTGCACATATCCGGAACCCTGCGGACCCATTTCTGCAAGTTTTTGTAAGATCCCTTGATTGATTCCCTTATCTGCTAACGAGGAAAGGTTTTGTTCCCATTGCGTTACGCCATCTACCTGACTTTGCATATTTGCAAGCAACTGTTCCGTCGAAATTTCAACCCCTCCATCGAATTTTTCGAACATGTCCATTTGAGATTCTAAAGCACCTTGTACATTTTCTTGCATCGTCAGAACTGCATTAGTTACATTCGTCGCCATTGTTTGCTGCTCAAATGACAGCGCATTGTACGCCTCCATTTCTTTTCCAGCCATTTCAATGCTGACCTGCGCCTGCTCTGCTGCTTTTGCTTTTTCTTCTGTGTTTTTTGCAGTGTTTTCTGTGCCTTTTTCTGTCGCATCTGCCATTCCATTTAGGTACTGCATATATGGTTCCATCTGTTCATTCGCCTTTTCAATCGCATCATTGGCATCTTTTTGGGCTTGTGTATAATCTTTTTTTACATCTTTTAAGTCCTGCTCATCTTCTGCCATGCGTTGCAAAGCTTCCATTGTTGTCATTACTTCTCCGTTGTATTCGATTGTAACTTCCTTCTGATTCATCGTTGCAGCATATAGCTCATTTACATTGTCAGCGCCTTCTCGCAATGCCTCGCTATATTTTTCTTGTGCCTCTCTCGCCTCTTCGCTTTGCTTTGTAATTGCATCATTCAATTCTGTTCTTTTGCTGTCAATGTTTTTTAACTTATCGTTAATTCCTTTTAACTTTTCCGCTGCTTCCGCCTCTTCAATCTGTGCATCTACTAACTTCTCTACACTTTTCGTCATTTTTTCCTGCACGACTTGGATTTTTTGCATTTCGATCGACGAATCTATGAACCCTTTCATTTCTTCGGAGCTCATGTTTAATTTTCCGGATACTTTATCCAGTTCAAGTCCCATTTCAGGGAACATCGTATTGAGCTGCATTACAATTCCCTGCATTCTATTTTGCTCTTCTGCAGTCCTTTTTGTTTGGACCGCTAATTGTTCCAACTCTTGTACGAGATTTCCAGCAACATTTTTACTTGCGGAAACTTCCCCTAAAGATGTCTTAATCGCCGATGTAGATTCTTCAAGTTCTTCCGAGGTCGTTTTTACTTTTTCATTCAGTTCTTCCGCTTCATTTTTTAGTTCGCTGACCTCATCTTTCGATTCTTCGACTCCTTTTGCAAATAATGCCGTCACTGTAACTAGCGTTGCGATACCTGCCACAACCAATCCGATTGGATTTGCTGACATAGCAACATTCAATCCCTCTTGTGCTACTGCCGCTGTAGTGGTCGCTGTTGCCTGTGCTGTCGTTGCCGTAGTTTGTGCAACCGTCGCCGCTGTCTGCGCCCCTTTTGCTGCCGTTGATGCAGTATCCGCTACAGTCTCTGCCGTTCGGATTCCTACAAATTCAAGTAACTTTTTCCCAAGATCAGTGATTGTCTCTCCTGCTTCTTTGACTTCTCCAATGAATTTTTTACTTTTATTCACAACAAATATTGTTCCAACCGCTGCTCCTGCTGTAGTTGCTACCGGTACAATAGTATCAATGTTGTCTGCTAGAACTTTCATTCCTTTTTGTGCAGCCGGAAGAAATTTCACTAAAACCGGCTGCATCACATCCGTTTGAAATGTTCTTCCTAACATTTTCCATTGGTTCGCTACACTGTCGTACTTGATATTTTTAATTTCCTCCATCGTACCGTGTACATTCTTATATGTGTGATTTACATTGTTCAGCGAAGCGATAACTTTCATGGCGTTATCCTCTCCGAGCGAACTCCATGTGTTGCTTGCAATTGTCAGAGCTCGTTGCTGGTTCTCCATGCTTGCCAAATCCGAAATCACAGATTGGAATACCTGTTTCGTTGTCACTTCTCCGTTTTTCCACTGTTGGAATAGCCCTTGCGTCTCCACAGAAAAAGCGTTTAGGTTTTCTTCAATTCTTCCATCCGCTAGGCTTATGCCGAACTCCTTCACATAATCGTTTATTTTATCAAGATTGTAAGCCCCTGAATCAAGTCCATTTTGTAGAATTGAAAACATTTCTTCTGCCGAAAACCCAGCTTGTCCCCACAGCTGACTGTATTCCGCAATGTTATCTGCAAGTTCTCCTGATTTATCCAGTCCGTTCTGTGCACCTGCTGCCATGTAATCAAACGCCTGCTCTGCACTTAATCCCATGTTGTCCATAAGTGCGTCTATTCCTCGTATAGACTCACTTAAATCCATTTCAAATACGTCTTGCAATGTAATACCGTTTTCAGCTAGTTCCTTTATTTTTGTTGGATCCGTCTCATTTGTGTACTGCTTTACAAGAGCCATTGCATTCGCAACATCATTTATAGAATCTGCATATCCCCCTTTATACAATTCCTGCATCTGAGCATTGTATTCTTTTGTGACCTCCGCTGTTGCTCCTGTGCTTGCTCTTAATTGATTTTGAGCATCCTGAAGTTCTAGCGTCCCTTGAGCCGCACTTGTGAAAACATCCTCCACCAGCGCCTTCCCTGCATTTAATGCCGTATTTGTCAGATTGGCTTTTATAATTGTTCCAAGGCTTGTGATTTTTTCGGCTGTATCGTCTGTTTTGTTTCCAAAATTATCAATACTTTTCGCACAACTATCTGTTGCCGACTCCGCTTCTTTCATGTAAGTCGCATTTTCATTCAGTGCTTTTGTACTTCGGATTGTCTGTGCCTCTGCATTGTTTAACTGTTTTTTCCAATCCTGTACTCGATTCCCAGCTCTTTGATAGGTTGCTTCCCCTTTTTCTACTGCCCTCGAAAGTAGTTCAACGGACTCTCTCTGTTTTTCCAGTTCCTTTTTCGATGCGTCAGATGTATTTTCCATTTCGCTCAGCGCATCTTTAGCTTTTTGTAACTGTTCCTTGTATTCCGTCAGTTCTTTTCCAACTTTTTCATATTGCTGCTCTGCGTGTTTTAATCCTGTTCTTACAGCTTCCTCTTTTTTGATTTGCTCTTCCAACGTATCCGATAGCACTTCGTGCTTTCTTTTCAGTGTGTCAAGTGTATTCGCACTTCCAGCTGTCTGTGCTTCCACAAGTTTCATCTCAGACTTCATTGTCGCAAGGTTCTTATTACACGAGCTCACGGCAGAACGAAACTCTTTTTCTCCATCCAGCGTAATATAAGCGCCTATTTTTTTCTTTGCCATTTTCTCACCTGCCTTCGCTTAAAAACTTTATATAAAAAGAACACCTACCGTTTTTGATAGATGTTCTCTCTAAATTTTATTATTCGTATTTTTCTATATATCTTTTTAGATAATTTACAAATCTTCCTTTTGGTGCTACTCTTAATAATTCCTCATCATAACGATTTCTTCCACCAACTCTGCTTATCGCAAGCAGAATTTTTTTTATTATAATCGGAAGCGTAATCAGAATCAGCGCCATCAAAATCCCCACTGTAAATTCTCCATTAAGTCCAATCCACAGTCCACCAAGCAACAATGCTACTATCCATGTTGTCATATATGGTCTATATTTCATACAATATGATATTATTCCCTTTAACACAATCATGCATCTGCTTAGTTTCATTTTTATCTCCTCCTATGGTTTTATATTACCACATTTCCTTTTATAAATCCATAAGCGATTGCACTTTTTCCTCTTCAAACACCATTCTTTTCATTCTGATATTGTGCATATTTTTCCATTCTTCAAACAGATCGCACCACTTTCCATAATACATATGAGCTACTTCTTTTTCGCTGTATCCGATGTCCATTCCGACATATACGATCCACGCAAAGTTTATTTCTGAGTCTCCTCCGTCTCCCTCTGCGTGGTCTCCCCGTTTTTTCTTTCGAAACACTTTGAAAATTCATTTTTCAGCACGCGTCCAAGTTCCACTGGAGACATATCCACTTTTCTTGCAAGTTCAATCTCTGTAATGTCTGCTTGTCTGCTTTCAATTTCCATTCCTTCCTGCACCATCCACGCCAATGCTTTTCTTAGTGTTTTTGCGTCTGGAATCCCGTAGGAACCAATCATGTACCCCTCTTCATTTTTTACGATTTCTCCGTCTTTATCACGTTCCGGTACAAATCCAGTTAAATTATTTTCAAACTCTGTCAGATTTTTATACTCCTCTTGAATTTTTTCTAATACTAAAATATCACATTTCAGGGGATAGCTATCCCCTGATAATTCAATATAATTTACTTTCTCAAACATTATTACTTGTCCTCCCTTGTATTTAACGTTTATTTCGATGTAACGGTAGTCTCTCCTGCTTTCTTTGCAAGATTTCCTTCTGCTGTAGCTTCCACAATCACAATTTTATTTCCTGTTTTCGCCACAATTTCAGCCGTTCCATCCCATGTTTTCCACCCCATTGCCGCACTACACACCTCGTTATAAGCCGGCATCGTTACCGATTCTCCTGTTTTATAAAAATATGTATTGGTTTCATCTTTCTGTCCCGTTACCGCAATCTTTGTTTTTCCTGTCTCCGTCGCACTTGCAGCGCTCTTAATCGCTAGCTTCTTTAATGTAGCTCCTAGCTTTTCATAAACCCAATTCAATGCCTCCTGCACTGTATCAAAGCTTTGTGTGTCTTTCCAATCCCCATCGCCTGCTGCCAATGCTCTTCCTGTGATGGACGGTGTCTTGTATTCAATCGCATCCGCCTTTGTCGCATAGTCTTCTGATGGCTCTGAGAATTTTGTTTTATACAATACATTTCCAATAAATGAACGTTTCCCATTGACCTTTTCAACTGATATCCAACCAAGACCTACATAGTTTGCTTGATCGTCTTTATTGAATGTGACACCATTCATTTCTTCATTGATTTTATGCCCAAACATTTTTTCATGTGCCGTGATTGGAATTGTACTTGTATTTAGCGTAACCTCTGCGTAATTAAATTCCTTGTCGTATTCCGCCTGCTCGTCATCCGCATTTAAGCTTCCTTCCGCATAATTTGGTGTAACTTGTAACCCCACTGCCTTTCCAAAAGCAAACGGTTCGTCATATGTCTTTTCTCCTGTCATTTTTGCTACAATTGGTTTTCTAAGTCCTACATATGCCATTTTCATTTCCTCCTTAAATTCCTGCTTTTCGTTGTAACCATTCGTTGGCTTCTTCTTTTGTCCAAAATCGTTTTTTTGTTCTCCATTTTCCATTATAATCCGGTACTGCCTTCCCTTTTATCTCCGGCGTTCCGTATTTAATAGAGTCCCCTTTCGTCTCGTGTTCCTGTTCTCCGTCTGAAAATTTCACTTTATGTATCCATATAGCCACATATATTCTCTTCCCTTTTACCACTTCCGCAACTCTAATTCCCATCCCGACATAATTTGCCCTATCTTCTGTTCCTGATACCACTTCATCTCCGTTTGCAATATGCCCAAACATAAGTAGCTCAGCCTCTTCCGATGTTTCACTTGTGTTCATTGTTATGTCTGCATCAGAGAATTCTTCTTCTTCATCTATGTCGTTTATTCCTCCGTATTCACTTACATCCTCATAATTCGGTGATATTACTACCTTTATCGCCTTCCCAAACCGAAACCCTTCTGAATAAGTTATATTTCCGTTATTTTCTTCATATTTTGCAATTATCGGACTCGCAACTCCTATAAATGCCATTACTCATCCTCCTCTACATAACAACTAAAGCACAAATGGTTGTATCCTCCATCTTTTTCATACATTGTTTCAATGTCCGTTACAACCATTCCATTCTCTCTTAACTTTTCCTTTATTTCTTTCCTTTTTTCGATGTAATTTCCTTTTTTGTACAAATGAATCTGCATGTACTGCATCCATTCCTGATCCTCATCGTCCGCATAAAGCCCCGGTGTATCTAATTCCGGGTTATACACAATATAAATATCCGGTTTGCTTTCGTCATACGGATAGGTTAGCGGGTATATTTCTGTCACGACTCCCGAAAGCGCCTGTTCAATTTTTTGGTTTACGTTCATTTCCCTACCACCTCATTAAACTTCTCCTGCATAATCTGTAAGCACTCATTCTCAGAATGATGTACTGCTTTCCCAATTACCGGTCTTGCCTGCTGCTTCGATGTTCCATATTCCAAATACGCAAGTTTTTCATTATTTCGGACTCCTTTTCTGTCCTTCCCTGTAGCTGTTACCGCTATATAATGCCCATACTTGTTTCTTCCTGGTTTCATCGGTTTTATGGATTTCTTTAAATCTCCTTTCGCATATCCTCTATTGGTTTCTTTCGATACTTCTTTTTTTAATTCTCTTTCAAGTATTGGAGCTGCTTCTGAAAGTAATTCCGGTGCGTATCTGTCAATGTCTCCCAATTGTTCTAATTCTTTTGCTAACTCATCAAATCCAAACTCTTCAAACATTTATCCGCACACCACTTCTATTTTCGCTTTTCCCACTTTATAAGTTCTCACGATTTTATATTCTTTTTCATCGCATCCGATTATCTTTTCTATACATCTTCTGTCTGCGAGTTTTTTTGCGTATTCCCAATCTTCTTGCCTTATTTCATATACCGTTTTAACATTTACTCCCGCTTTCATGGATTCATACGCTTCCGTCCTCGTAACAGATTTTTCTTCCGCAAATACTCTGATCAATTTCTTTATTTCGCTCGGAAATCCATCTTTATCCTTTTCTGTTTTTGTTATTATCAGTTTGATTTCCATATTATCCTCCCTTTTCGTAATCTCCCGAAAGTTTCATTGCGTCTTTAAGTTTTTCAAATGCCTTTTGGAATCTTTCTGTTTTCTCATCGTATCCATAGTTTGCCTTGCAATATAAGACAATCGCCTGAAAATATGTCGGGTCGTCTACACTTCCGTAAACGCCCGATATTTCCAACTCTCTCATACATGATTTTGCTAAGTCTTCCAGTTCATCGGCTGCCGATGTCCCAACTCTTACTCTTTGCATCAATTTTTCAACAATTTCGTAATTAATTTCTTCCACTGGACATCTCCCCTATTCCTGTTTGGGTTCAAAAGTTGCCTTAGTAAAGCTAAACGTCACAACATCTGTTCCATCTACATTTACTGTAAATGTATCTCCTGCTGCAACCCGGAATACATTATCTGCTTCCCAAGCAATATCTTTCTTTACATTTTTCCCGTTTTTCTTCAAGGTCATTTTTGTACCCGTTTTTGCAAGTGTAAATGGGAAGTAGTATCCTTCCTGTTCTTCAGTCTTGCTATCATTGAATCCTGTATAACCCGTTACATAATGGAATGTTCCATGTACACTTCCATCTTCCAATACTTTCACATCATCTGCAATCATTTCTCCAACGGACTTTCCATATAAGCTCTGACCCGCCGCTGGCACTGTCAGAATGTCAGAGCTTACTATTTTCCCAGTTCTCCTTCCATCAACAATGCATGCGCTTTATTTGTCACAACATTTCCATCCATAATTGCATATCCGCAATAATCTGCTTTTCTATCCTTAACATGTTCTTCTACCGCAACAGACATCTCTTTATTAATGTTTGTATGGTATCCCTCTATTGGGTTTGAGAATAAAATTTCTCCATCTTTCATAGAGTCGTCCTCTTTAACAGTTAGCCCAAGGACTTTATACACCCCTGTCGCACCATCCGCCATAAAAATAGGTCTTCCTATCTTGTCCGTGATGTTCGCTAATTTATTCCAAATTGTATTGGAATTTGCGTAGATATTTAATCCTGTTCCATATCCACTTTTTACCTTTCCTCTTGTCCGTGTGATCTGTTCCCATGTCGGCACTGTACCATTTTCGTATTCTACTACTTGTGGTTTACTCGGCTCCGTCAGCAATGCCGTTACTGTTCCTGTCGGTTCCGGCTTTCCAGATTCCGCCGTTGGACCCGCCCCATGTGTTACACCATATCCTGCTCCAGCTCCCATTTTTTTCGCCATTTTTCTTTGGATATATGGTATGAAATCTTCAATTGCCATTTCTCTTAATTTCCAAGAGACTGTAATTGATCTTGATAATTCACATCCGCTTAATGTAAACTCTTTAAGTGTTTCTTTTCCGTCTTCTGTCGGTGCATCTTCTGTATACCATCCTGAATCACTTGACGTTTCTTCTTGGATCATGGACAACACTCCAGGCACATAGGTTTTTGTTACATCCTGGAAGTACGGATACATTTCCCCTGCCATTTCCCATATTCCTTTTGCCACGGTTTTTGGAATTACCACTCCTGTATTCTCTGTCGTATGTGTATATGCTTCATTAACCATTTTAAATGTCTGTGCTTCATCGTTAGTCATTTTTTTGTTCATCAGATGTTTTGCCCATGCATTTTTATATTCATCTGATTCCCAACGTCGCTCTACATCATTCTTTGGTTCTTCTCCATTTACAAAATCCAATATTTCTCCTGTCTGTCCAAATGGATTCATTGCAAGCGGTTCATTGTTTAACGCATTAAAATTCGCCTGCGCCTGTGCGATTGCATCCCATTTGTTATCTAAATCTTTCACTTCGTCCATCTTCTTTTCTGCACCTTCTGCGTCTCCGTTATTTAATAGGTTCTGCGCTTCGTCCATCAGTGCTTTTCTCATTGCTTCGTACTGTTTCTTATTCATCTTGTTTCTCCCTTCATTCTCAAAAAATTTAGTTTTTGTTGTAACAAAAAAACAGAATCTCCTTGTTTTGGTTCTTCTGTTTGCCCCATGATTTGTCTGATTCTTCCTAACATCTCTTCGCTTGGAAGTTCAAAGTTTCCTGCAACCATGAAGCTTTTTTCTTCTTTCTCTTCAAACATAATTGCATCAACTAACTTCTTTTCTTTTGCCTGTTCGGCTGTAAGCCATGTTTCATGCTCCATCATATTCAATGCTTCATCTTCGCTCATTCCAGTCTTCGTTGTATATGCGCTACAAAGTGCCTTATCTGCCGTCCGTAAAACTTCCGCCGTATGCTCCATTGCACTATGATTTCCCCGTGCACCAGTCGACACACAATGTACCATCATAAGCGCTGTTGGTGACATCTCGCAATATCCTGCCATTGCCACAATCGATGCTGCGCTACACGCTTCTCCCGTAATATAGATTTTTACATTCTCACAGCTTCGAAGCATCGTGTAAATTTCACTTCCTACATCAATCACCCCTCCTCCGGAGTTGATATACACCTCGATTTCATCTCCCGGCTGCGCGGTATCCAATACTCTTTTGACATCTTCCGGACAGGTGCTGTCTGCTTTGAAGAAATTGTAGAAGAATTTGTAATCGTTTGGAATCATAACTCCTCTAATGTCAATTCGTTTTTTCAATCTTTTCACCTCCTCCATACATATCTAAATATGCGCTTTTTAAGATTTGTCCCATAAGATTTGCCATTTGCACATAGTTTTCTTGGTTCATTTTACCCAAGCACTCTTCCAGCATATTCACAACCTGCGTATCCAATCTTCTGATTGGCTGGTCTCCTCCCGGCAACGGTGCTAAATTCATTGTTGCTCTCCATTCATTCGGTGTCATTGCACCTCTGTCTACCATCGCCTGAAATGCAAGTTTTGTCGTTAAACTAGCACACTGCAGATTGTTTGCTTCAAATACAATTCGGTTTCCAAATCCTCTTTCTTTTCTCGAGAAAATCCCTATCGTATACGTTTGATACAACTGTATTACCACAGGTTCTACTTCCGCTTCATAGTATGCCGTCCATTCATTCTCTGTGTAGTCACTCTGTACAATCTTCTTGTTTGTGTTGAAGAACGAATAAATTCTCTCCACTGTTCTGTCTGTCACTGCTGCGTTTGGCACATAATCTTTTGGTTCAATTCGCTGCACATTGGCTTTTGCATCTACACCTGCTGCCCCAAACGTATCCGTTTCTACCGCAAGATAGTTTTCTACAAATTTTTCTACATTTTTCTTGACATCTTCATCTCTCATAGATGCTGTAAACGTCAATAACCATCGAACTACACTACTATTTTTGATTGCCTTTACAATACTTCTATCAATGGTCCCGATAACTTCCATCATCTCCGCTAATGCAGGTGCAGGGCTTTCTCCAAATAAATCATTTTCGTTGTAATCCTGTCTGAGATGGATAATATCCGAATATCGAAACACCCCCGCCTTTCCATTTCTGTATGTAAATTTTAAAAATAATTCCCCTCTCTGATTGTATTTTGTCTCTGCTGATACACACGGTACAGGATATAGCTGTACTGGTTTCCCATTTTCATCTCGTACAATCAATATGAATGCATTGTTATTTAGGCAAAGTTGATTTGCTACTTTTTCCTGCATCTGTTGAGCAGTCATATATGGGTTGGGTTCCGATAGTAAAAAGCGTATATTGGCATCTGGATTTACCTTTAGTCCTCCATTCGCCGGATCGTCTCTGATATGCTTTCCAACTAACTTCCCAATCGCTTTTACTTTTGGCCGGATACATGCCCTGACAATATCACTTTTGTACATTTTTCCGTCCCATGCGTAGTAAAACTCTCCCAGTGTTGTAACCATTTTCAACACTGTATTTTCAGCTTTTGATTCTCCCTGATTCTTTGTTGGCTCTCTTTTCCGAAATAATCTCATAACTCCTCCTTAAATTACGCTTAGATATTCATTCATTTTTTCTTCCAGTACAACATAAGCATCTAACAAAGCTGCTGTTCCATCGATTCGTCTTCTTTGATTGCTTGTCTTGTGCGGTTGTATATTGTCATTTTTATCAATATCTACCGCTGTATTGCACAAGCACCATCTGTCAATCGGATTATTGTTGTAATTTATCAATTTCGCCTGCAGGTCTGCTTTCATATTTTTCATCGGAGCAGATAAAGTCTGTTTTCCCTGTCTTACCGGTATCATTACATTCTTCCCAAATTCCATTTCCATTTCATCTACCCAATACGCCGCCGACCATGCATCATATCCAACTGCATATATATAAATATCCAGTTCGTTCTGAACTTCTTTAAACCACTCTGTAACATACTTTGGATGATTCTTATTTCCCGGACATGTCCTTACATACCCTTTTTGTATCCATATGTCATATGGTATTTTATCCTCTATCACACGCTTTTCTACCAAATCTTCCGGTATCCAGTACATTTGCAATACATAAATATGAGGATCTCCCGGTACCATAAAGATTACTTTTGCCGCCGTAAGGTCTGTTGTCTCTGACAAGTCCGCTCCTCCGATTCCATATCTTGGATTCAGTTCCTTTAGATTATAAGTATCCTTATTATCCGCTTCCTCCAATGTCAGCCATGCTTCTGCCGTTGTCTCTGGTACATTAAAATCTTTACACAACAGATTCTTTACAAGCAATGAATTCAACTTTGCTTTTGCAACTTTCGCCTCAAGCTGGTCCAGTCTTTTAATTGTTCCCAGCCCCGGATTTGCCTTGATGTATGTTTCTGGATTCGTCCATTCTTTTCGGTTATCCAGTTCATATATCAGTGCAAGTAAATGTTCGTCCTTGTAACCTTCCGGGTCTTCGAATCCATTTATCACATTCTCCGCCTCATCATATTTCCGGTCGAAGACATGTTCTCTCACTGTTCCAGCTGTTGTTGTGATAAAAATCAAAGGTTCTTCTCTTGCACTCGTACCGTCCACAATTACGTCATACAGATTATCGTCTGTCCACGCATGAATTTCGTCCATCGTTGCACAATGTACATTCAATCCATCTAATGTCTCCGAATCACGTCCGAGCGGTTTGAAAAAGCTATCGTTGAACTCTGCAGTTAATTCCGCAACAAGAGGTTTGTTTCGTTTTAGCAGCACTCCGCTCTTTTTCACCATGCGCTTTGCTTCCAACCAAATGATTTTTGCTTGATCTTTTTTGGTAGCAACCGCATACACTTCTGCTCCCGGCTCTCCATCTGCCATCTGCATATACAGACCGATAGCAGCTGATAAAGTGGACTTACCGTTTTTACGTGCCACCATAAGCAGTACCTCTCGGTATTTCCTCAAGCCTGTTATTTTATGTACAATTCCGAATGTGGCTGCTACCAATGCCTTTTGCCATAGTTCCAAAATAAAAGGTTGGCCACCCATTTTGCCTTTACTGTGTTTGCAATAATTTTCTATAAACTCAATCGCATGATTCGCTCTTTCTGAGTTATATTCCCATTCACTTTCCGGATCATCTAAAAAACGAATAATTTCTTTGTACATCCGGTATACTTTCCAGCTTGTGTTGATCACACAATACTGTTTTTTCAGACTGCTCCGTTTTTCTATTTTCTTTTCAAGTTCTTCTTTTCTTTGTACCAAAAAAGCAGAGCTGACATTTTCCTTCAACTCTGCTTCCTGTATCTCTGTTTGTAATTTTTCTATTTCTGCAAATAACGGTTTTTCTTTTATCTTCTCCCAATACTCTCTTATCGGATTGTAGTTTTTCTCATAAATAATTTTTCTAGCTGCGTTCATTATTTCATCCGCTCCCGCAAGAAATCATCAAAACCATCATTTTCTTGCATAGGCTTTTCCGTTTTAGGTAAACACTCAACCAATATTTTCATTGCTTGTGTTTGCTTCTGTGACATTTGCAGATATAGCTGTGCATCTGGACTTTGCTTTGTGCCATATTGATTTTCTCCATTCTTGTATTCCACCGTTGTCCCATCCCTTATGATCGACTCCCTTAAATCTTGCATTGTAATTGTTAAAAAAGCTACGTCTTCTATCGTTGCAAATACCAATTTCTTTTTATTTTCATCTATTTTTGAGAACAATCTTTTTAATCTTCGCACCTCTTTGTCAATCCGTTTCTTTTTCTCTAAATACTCCGCAACGCTGTCAAATTCAGCCTCTCTTCGTCTTTGCTCTTCTTCAAATTCATCATAATCTATCAAGATACCACACCCCCCTTATGATAACCTGTGTGTTAAATGAATGAGGACTCTCGGTCTTCCGCCCTAAAAAATATTATTATTTTAAGGGGGGGCTTGACATATTACGTTCCCCTCTTCATCAAATTCTACTCTCACAAGTCCGTTAATTTCCTCTTTCTTATCCTCTTTATTGTGACAAATATGACAGTCGTATTTTAAATTCTTAAAGCTTAGTGCGATGTCTGTATTATTTATGTTGCTTGGTGTCAATCCTACTTTGTGATGTACTATATATCCTGGTTCTTCATGACATGTCTCGCACATCCCTCCATCTATCGCTTCTCTGTGCTTAATGTATGCTTCTCTGCATTTCTTCCACATTTTTGAATTGTAAAATCCCTTTGCGAATTCTTTAGCCATCTTCTTGTATTCCTCTTATCTAAAATAAAAATGACAACAGACTGCTGCCTGCTGCCACTTTGAATCTCTTATCTGTTTTTTTCGACGCTATCATAATAACACATAAAGTTGTCCCCTGAGTGCGGTTCTTTTTAAATTTTATTTGACAGCAACCAGTAAAATTTCCTTCGTCGGTTGTAATACATATCTTTTCCGCACGGCATACCAAGAACTTGACTTAGGTATTTATACGTTGCATAGTCCGTCGTAACACCCTTTATTATGTATTGGTATATATCCGGATCAGCTTCGATTGCTGTTTGTTCTATTAGTTCGCACTTTCTCTGTAAATCTGCTCTTCTAATCGCCAAGCTCGCTGTCGCATCTCCATTTCCGTGACTTGTCGGCATGTCTGTTACTTCAATACTTTTTACTGTGTCTGTCTTGTATTTTAGTTCGTCTTTCCATTCGTTGTATTGCATGCAAAAGTGGTACAGCTCTAAGAATCTATGTTTGCTTACATCGTATTTCTTCTCGTTTATCGGTCTTACTTTTCCCACTGGCACCACCTCCCTTAAGTCTCGCCTCGTAATCTTCCTCGCTATCAAAAAATATTTTCATATTCTTCCTCCTTATCAGGTAATAGCCACACCACAATCACAATCATCACAAATATAATTGTTCCGCCTAAATCTCCAAACAGCTCTATTGTTCCGATTGCTGTTAAAACCCATACGGCTACTCCGATTACATCCCGGATAAAATTACTCACTTTTTGTTTATTTAAACGCACTCTTTCTTCTTTTGTGTGCATGTCATATGATGTACACTTCTTTTTTTCTTGTGCTATTTTGCACACGACTGAGCACTGTTCTTTTTCCTCACACTCATAACAACATCTATCATCATCATATTTCAAACATGTATATCCTTTACATCTTCCCATTTTTATAATCTCCTTAATTTTTTAACTTTTTTCGAAAAACAGCGTTAGTTTTTCTCGGTTCGAGTGTATATATAGTAGAGGAGAAAATAAGTTTGAGGTCGGGGCAACGGCACTTAAGACCGTGCTCCGCTGTCCTCTATAAAAAGTCCTCTATGCTCATCTGACCTGGTATGTTTTCATCTTCCATCCACCAAAGGAACACTTCTTCTCCAGACTTCCATTTGCATTCTTTTCCGCGTCTTTTACGCTCTTCCAACATCCTGTCAAATGCGTGGATATACAGTTTCTTGTATTCCGGAAAATCCGCAAATTCCTTGTAACGTTTCTTGCTTGCCATTGGGCAACCAATACATCCAACTCGATCATATCCGCATTTGTACAAATCACATACTTCTATATGTTCTGATTCTATGTACTGCCAAATATCTGAATGCGTCCAGTCGATAATTGGATTTACAACCATTTTATTCTGTTGCATACAAAGCTCACCCATTCGTCTCTTTGATCCGTTATCGTTCATAAGCATAATAGTAGAAAAAGTCTCATTCTCATTGTAGCTTTTCCCAAGCTTTTCAAATTCTCCTCTTTCCGCTCTTTTATTCGATTCATCCCACCTTACTCCTGTTGCGATGTATCTATTTTGGCATCCTGTCTCTTTCAAGACAGAGCAGCAATATCTCACCATTCTTGTAGGTGGCATAAGTTTTTGTGGTATCAATTTCCACATACTTGTTGGTTTTCCTTTGTATGTCGGCATTTCGATTTCGCATTTAATTCCTTGTAATTCCAATTTTTTTAATACTTCTCTGATATGGTATACTGTCTGTGGCGCATCTGCCGTAGTATGGCTGTTATGTACCTCAAACGGGATTCCGGATCTCTTAAATAACTCAAGTATTACATCCGAATCTTTCCCACCGGAATATGTACAGATAAGAGGCTTTCCGTAATGATGCAAACTCATTTCAGATGCCATCTTGATTCGTTCTATCGATTTTTGCTCTTTATCCATTTTTTTCTAAAGGAATCTGACATGTCTTTCCCGGCCGGGGATTCGGTCTCCTTTCTAAAATTTTCTACTCCACTTTCATAAATTTGTTCATAATATGTTCATTTCCTGCTGCCGGAAGGTCTTTCTTAGGCTTGTACGGTTCAGGAAGTGGTCGCCAAGCGATTACTTTTTTATTTACAACACATTCTTTTTCAACTTTCCATTTTCCGTCCAATGTATGCGATGTTGTAGTTTTGCGTGTACCGTCCTCTAGTTCGATTGTCACATTAACTTCATCAGACACCTTTTCAAACATAGCGTTATTCCACATATGTGTTCCTTTTAATTTCGCAAACATCGACTTATGCTCTTCCGGCAATCCGTCCTCTACTGGAATCCAACCGTCATTATCGTTTCTCTTTTTAAATCTCAGATACTCCTCCATAGCGACTATGCTTTTCTTCAATACGACTATGTTTTTTCTACACCTTGCGTCGTCAGAATATTTTTTGCTTCCAATAAAACTCCTTATGTTATCGATTCTGTGTAGACATTCCGCAATATGCTCTCTTATTTTTTCTTCCGTATCATCTGTGTCAGTCGCACCGCCCATGTGCGAACGGATGATTTCTTCTGCATATTTTAACCCCGATACTCTATTCCGAATTTCATTGATACTTGCTTGACCAACTTCGAATAGTGAATTGTATTCAAGCGCTTGTTTTTTCTTTTCAATCTCTTCCAAAATCTTCTCTAATACGTTCATCGCTATTACCTCCATTTATTTTGATATCCATTTACATTCGACACAGAAAAATCCAAAGCCATACTCTTCCAAATTTTCTTTTGCGTTTTTGTTTAGATGCTCGCACCTTTTTTGGGCTTTCTGTTCTGATGTCCATACCGAATCTATGTGATAACATTCGTCATTGTTGTTGCAAGGGCAAATGACTATATATACTATTTTCACCACTCCATCTCCAACAAATTATCAGCTCTATACTGCGGCAGTTCATCTATTTCCCTTGCCATGCATCCGTAACAAAATCGGATAACCTCTTTGGTTTGTTCATCTTTGTAGCACGCCAATGTTGTTTCCATGTCTTCTTTCAATGCATCCATCACTTGACTTTTTATTAAATACCCCATATCACTCCACCTCCTGACACTCGTCAAATTCCGGATCAGAATCCGGAAATACGCATCTATCATCGCTACTATCGCATACGCCTAACATATGTGCAGTTCCTCCCATTCCTACGTAATTTGTCAAAGCTCCGAATTCCTCGTTTGCTTTTTGAATTGCTTCCGTTTTATCGTTCGCTTTAACGTGCATGCTGCAAACAACTGTTGCATGCCCTATCACTTCGTATTCTTTCATATCTACTCACTCCAATCTAATCTCTGTCCGCACTCGTCGCAAAACCTCATCCTGTTACTTACGCCACAGCCACAGTTAGGACATTTGCCAACTACTTTATAAATATTTCCATGAAAATCTTTCAATCCCTTAGTCTTAATCGGTTTCTTCGCCGTATCACGTTCTTTTAACTGCTGCACCTGCTCCGGATCCAAACCTGTATCTTCGTATTCCGCCAGTCGTTGTACAAGTTCCTCTTTCTTATTCGGAGACCAGTATCCCTCTTTTATTCCATTATTCCGCTTATGTGTTAATCTACTCATCCTCAATCCTCCTCTTCCGTATTTCTACAATCTTCTTAAATCGCTCCCTGTTCCCCATATTCCGACTATTCTGATTCACCATACAGCATACCTCTGTCCATTCTGCTGCGAATTTCTCATAGTCTTCGAGGGAGTCGAATCTGCCTTTTAATAATTCCGTTCGCATCATTTATCCTGTCCTTCTTTCTAGGTGTTTTTCATGCATCGCATTCACTACCTTTGCCAGTTCCCAATTAATGCCCTCGCACACATTGCTCATTAAGACACTGTCTTTATTCTGTACAAGCAATTGCTGGCATCTTTCCGAGTAAGCATTAACATCATGATCTCTTGTGTATTGCCGGAACGAATTCCAACATGCATTATATAGCGTCTTTATTCTCTCATCTAATTCATCTATGTCCACATTTATCCACCTTTCGTTACAGAAGATACAAAAATCTTATTCCAGTTACATTTTTTTGTATCCGCTGAATCCCTTGTATTTACTGCGTTTGTAAGCGTTTTTACATCTAGGTTACAAAGTTACAAGCACTTTTCCTATATAGAACACCCTCGGTGTATGGATTCCATTCACACTTTTTCTCTAATATATAGTGTAAAAAAGCCGTGTAACTCGTGTAACTTGTAACCGCTTATTAAAACGGCAGCTCTTCCCGTCCCTCGTCAACAGGCTTAAATCCGTCATTATCCATGCTTTCATCTATCTTCAACCACACGCATCTCGCAGCCGTTCCATTGATTTTTTTAACCTTCGTCTGCTGTCCTCCCTGTGTCTGAATCAAGCATTTCTTATCTGCCCATGATAAGAATGATTTCTTTGAAAATCCGCCTTCTCTACATATTTGATCGAATGCAGAGTTATAAAAAATTGCATATCCACCGTCTATCACTCCCCATTTCTCACAATTTGTCACAGTATCAAAGCGCTGGTTGTTCATTCCAACTTTGTCTTGTATAAAATGATAACACCTTTCATTGTCTGAAAGCTCATTTCGGTCTATTAGAACCTTTTTTGCATCTTCTATTGAAATGTATTGTCCGTCCTCAAAAATGTATTCTGTGGCGATTTTATCCGCCGTAAGGACAATTGCAAGTGACAGACTTTGTTTCTGCATTTTGTCGGTATTAAACAGCTTCTTTTGAAACTCTGCTTGTATTTCCCTAATGCGGTCTACTCCAAGATTCCTGATAATCTCAATGAATCTCTTGCCTGCAAACCCATAATTTTTCTTTACAATGTCAGCCGTTTTCTGTGGATTTTCATATACTTTTTCTCCACACTCTACCTCAAGGATCCTGTTGATTGCACCGCCTTGATTGACGTAGCTGTTCAAAGGTCGCTCACCATTGCAGATCATAACGTTTCGCCAACGGTTTTCCCGATTAATTCCAAGGTCCTTATTGGAACGGCTCTTCCCCTTTCCGGAACAGAGGTCATAAACAATTCCCTCAAAATTGTCTCTGATCCGCGCTGATGTTTTACTTGTATCATCTAAAAACATAGGTAAATGATTCAGCATATCCGCCTTCGCCTCCAGTGCAACGTCCGTAGTTTTAAAGTCTCCTATGTACCTGCTCTCATCAGGATTTGCCCAAACAGATGCTGCTACCATTAAAGACACTGTCTTTCCACCCTCTGTCTCGCCCCATAAGTCTACAAAAAACGGAAGTCCACCAAGTAAGTGCACAAGCACGCTCGCAAACGATGCAGCGAGAAGAAATTTCACTTCGATTCTTCCGCTTTTTCGCAACTCTTTCACGTGATCCAACCATGTCTCATAGTTTCCACGTTCCGAAACACTCTCAAACGTCTGTTTAAATCGCGAATCTCCATCGAATATAATGTCCGTGTCATAAGGGATAAACTCATTCTCTATCCAACCAAGTTTACTGGTAGAATACTGCACATCTATGTAATCATCGTTTCCATTCTCTACATCTGCAAGATATTTAACCAGTAGCTTTGCATTCTCAGAAGTAACTGCAATTCCTCTTCCTGACAATGCTACAATTTTACTTGCCGATGTGATCATAATCTTTGGAACTACAATTTCGTTCCATCTGCCGTTCCTTTTGTATGCAAGCTTTATCTGCTCTTCTCCTGTTTCAAGATTTTTTAACCGCTCTACTGGGAGAATTGGATGATAACACGCCACTTCTTCGATTCCACCGGATGTCTGAGCATATATCCCTGTGTCATTTGCAATCCAACCGCCACAAAACATGTTGTCGTACTTACCTGAAAAATTTGTGAAATTGTCAAGAGAGCACACCGCTCTTGTCTCTTTTTCCTGACGCTTCATCTCTCGATCTGCCTGATTATATCCCTTTATCATCTCATCGAAATCGGATTTAACACCAAGCGCTTTCGCCCTCCTTCCAAGCTGAACTTTTCTCTTTGAGTGTTCAATAGGGTCTTCAATTTCATACAGTTCAATGAAAACCTCATCGTCCAAAATGGAATCTGCATCCAGTTCATTCAATTCCTTCACGTCATCACCTCTTCTCTGTTCAATATCTCATGTATGTATAACTGATATTGTAGAGCATTGTAACAATCACACCATACATCACTGTAGGGTTCTGATTTCTTCATATAGTCTCTATAAATATCAATCAGTATATTATTAAGCTCTTTTTTTCTTCTTAGTTTTTCTTTAGTTTTTTCGCGTTGCGCTGCCTGCTTCTTTGCTTTGTAAACTGACAACCTTGAATGGAAAGTAGGTTCTTCATAAGTTCCGCCAAGACTATAAAACGCCGTCTTAAAATCACAATGATCCATCTGCTGTACGAATGAGAAGATATCCCCACTCGCTCCGCAGCCAAAACAATGATACGAATCTTTATAGATTTTCATAGAAGGTTCCCGATCGCCTTTATGGAACGGACAGGGAATAAACCCCGCCCTGTTTACCCGAAAGCCATAACTCTCCACTACATTCCTCATGTTATGTGATTGCTTTACTTCGTCCTTATTCATACCGTTTCTCCGAGTAGTTCAATGATTTTCTTTCCGGTATCCTTTTTCTCGCAAAATTCAAACCGGACATTATATCGGTCCCGGATTGTACAAAGAGATTTGTATAATTGATTCCCGTCCACCGCCTTGGCAGAGACAATATATTTTTCCCTCTTCCCGTTCACTATTCTCCACCGGACTTCATGCTTTCGTGGATTCTTCCAAAAATAAACATCTTCCAAGCTCTGTACATCCGGTCCATGCTCAATCAAAACGATCAACTGAATATTTGCCTGCATCGCCTTGATCAGCTCTTTCTTGAAACGTTCATGTTGCTGGCAGACATTTCCGCATAACTCCTGCAGGTTTTGTTTCCTATCGATAATCAGCCGGGGATTGTCTAAAGACATATAATCCCCAACTAATAATTTGCTTGAAAAATGATTTACGCCCTGCTCATCGAATGTCTTAATAATCTTTCTGATTGCCCGGGCTTTTTCCCTGCTGTCAATCTGTATATCCACAAAAATCACTCCTAACTAAATGGCAATTCCTCATCAATTCCGTCCGGAATATTCATGAATCCATCTCCTGCAGGTGTAGCACTTGGATGATATCCATTCGTACGGTTTTTATAAGCTTGCGTTTCTGACATATCCGGTACCTGTGCATCATTCACCTTGTCTGTAGATATAAACCATCTTAGAACTCGTTTTTCAATTTCTTTGCCATTGTAATAATCCATCTGCGGTCCAAATACACCACCAATTACCTTATTCTTAAACTGCTGTTCAAAGTTGTCTCCCCACTGTACTTCCATCTTGTTGGAATGCTCCACGCAAGTGATAAATGTTTTGAATGATCTGCTACAGTTTCCTTCAGCATCTTCTGTTAAGATGTATTGAGTTGCCTGATTCGGCCACTTCTTTTCCGGTCTGATATCGTCTCTGAATGCTTTTTCAAAATATCCCGGTTGCTTATCATTCTTTGCAAAATCGAAAGATACTTTAATCATATCTTTCCCATTCTTGGACTTCATTTCCGACACTTCCTTGATTACAAGATAGTGACCTCCAAGCTCTACTGGAGTAAACTCTCCTTGTGCTTGTGTGGTTTCAAAATTGTTAGGTTTCTGCATATTAAAATTCCTCCAATGCTTTAATTACTTCTACGATGTCGTTGTCAATCTCCATCTGCTCAAATGCTCCAAGTGGAGATTTTGCCGTGCTGTTATTCGCTTGTGTCTCAAATTTATATTGTCCATCCACACATTTGCTCAAAAGGACGGTCGTAAATTTGCTTTCAAGCACAATCTTGTCCAACTTTTTGCCGGATGTCTTAATACGAGTGAACATATAGCCATTCTCGTCATGATCTGTTTGGGTGTGAGCTGTAAAAATAACAGTTAAGTCATCACGATATTCATAAGCTTCATTCACTAGATCCCAAACACATGCTGCTAAATCTACCCACTTGTCGTATCCCTTCTCCTTACTCCGCCTCATCTCGTCAGCAACCATGAGACCGTTAATCGTATCGACAACAACAACTTTAATATGCTTCCATTTTTCGACTTTATCGATTTTTTGAAGCGTTTGCTGTACAACTTGCGCAAAGTCTGTCTTAATGTAATTCTGATTTTCAGAGTTATACTGTTCTCTCCAACCTTTCCAAGACAACCCTTTTTTGTCGCAATCTATATACATTGTCGTCTTTGGATCTAAATTTCTCATACTTGTTGTTTTGCCGGATCCTGATTCTCCGGCGATGCAAATCACCTTGCTCATTTATGATTCCTCCTTGTCATAAACCACTCTGTCTACTGATTCTAAAATGATTAAACTTGCAATCTCTTTCATAGAGAGAGTGGATTCGTTGTAGATTTCCACCAAAGCATTATAAGCCTGTGGAGTCAACCGGATAATCGCTTGCTCCTCTACCATTTTCTTCTTCCTTGCTGGAATATGTATCTTTCCATCACCCATTACACGCACTCCATTTCCTGTTCTGCGTCAAAGCAAAAAGTATTTTCAACTCTGCCCTTATGGCACTTTACCTCTGTTTTATTTTCTTTATTAACAACTTCGTCAACTTCGAAATTTACGAAATTGTCATAATCTCCGTATTCGATGCGAATCACATCTCCAACAACTAATTCTTTCGCTTTCTTATTCTTCATTGTTTTTCCCCTCTACTTCCTCTATTCCTAGAATCGCCAATACTATGCCTGCGTCAACATATCCCGCTGCGTTTGCATATCGTTCTACTGCGCGAATAGTTGCAGTAGCTTCTTCTGCTGGAATATCATCATTAAATTTATATTTTGCCATTTGACTTTCCCTCTCTTCTGTTTTACAATTTAACTGTGTTTTTAAACTTGTGCCCGAAAAAGGTCTGCAAACCTTGGGCACTTTTTTAGAATCCCATTGTAGTTAAAAATGCAAGGCATCTTCCAACCGCCATTCCAAATCCAAATATCGTAGCCACAACTGCTATGATTGCATATATCTTGCAGCATAACTCGGCTTTGAGCTTGTCCCTCTTTTCCTGTCGTATCTTTTTCAACATTGTTTGATTTCTCTTCTCTAACATCTCATTACGCTCAAGCAATTCATGATAATATGTAATCGCCTCCTGAATCTCCTTCATCTGCTCCTCTGTTCTAATTTCTTCCATCTTTCCTTCTCCTTTTCTTCGCCCTGTTTTTATTGCGTTTGTAACGCTGGTATTCTTTGTATGTCACAGTTCTTTCTCACCTCCCTTCAAGCCTACGAATTGCCTCTTCTCTGCTAATCTCGATATATCTTGCCACTTCGGTTATTGTAGCTTCGTATCTGTGCTTCTTCGGTCCGGTTTTAATAACTCGACCAAATTCCCAAAAACCATTTTTCATATTGTAACGAACTTTATTTTTGTCGCACCCTACTATTTTTGCGATTGCCGGTGCTTGTATGATTTCGCTCACGCTTATCACCTCCTGACTTGTATTTCTTTTTGTCATCTCCTATACTTTAAATACAGGACACTGCCATGTCCGAGTAATTATGGAAGGAGAACGCCTATGTTGAAAATTTATGCTTGTCTCGCTGGAGATTGGGTTTGCCTAAATGACGACCCTGACTGTGTAATAAGTGAATGGCATAAGTCCCCATATCTTTGGTGGAACGAAGGAGCACCTATCTACGCCCCAGATAAACGACCAGACGACTTAATGGATAGTTTCTATGGTCTGGACTATGTCCACATCTATTACAAAGGGAACGATTGGAGAATTAATCCAATTTACATCCAAATTGTGAACGGATGATATCAGACACCTTTTCAGTATCGAGCTGGATTGTTGCATCCAGCTCTTTTCTTTTCATATCAAACTGTCTGTCAACTGCAATCTTTAATTTTGTCCACTGTGCATAACTGATTCCCTCTAACGCATTTAGGTATTTCTTCCACATCCACACTCACCTCCTATCCTGCTTTCCTAACACTCCCAATAATCCCTTAAATTTCCGCCTGATAGAAAAGAACAAATGTTCTAAAATCATTCAAGGAAGTATTCTATACTTACTCCGAAGTAATCAGCTAGAATTTTGAGTTTATCCAATTTTGGGGTCGTTACCCCATCTCTCCAATCGTATAAAGTAGCTGTTGCAATTCCAGTATCTTTCGCAACCCTATAAATTGTTTTGTTTGTTTTTGATAATAATTCATCAAATTTTTTGTACACTTTTACACCACCTTTCCGTGATAAAATATTGAAAATATATCGGAAATATGATATAGTCAAGTTACCAGCTAGATTAAAACATATTTCCGAGATACGAAATCCGTTTTATATCACGGTTTTCTTTCGTATCTCTAATATATCACGGTTTTCTTTCATAGTCAATACTGATTTATGAAATTTTTCCGTTTTATTTTGGAGGCGTAACATGTATGAAAAATTTGAAACACTTTTAAAACAAAATAATGTGACCCCATATAGGGTTCACAAAGAAACTGGTATATCCACAGCTACTCTTTCAGACTGGAAAAATGGCAAGAGTGAACCTAAAAAAGATAAAATCGAAAAAATATGTGACTATTTTGAAGTTCCTTTATCCTATTTTTATGGAAATGATGGCATCGAAGAAAAACCAGTCTTAACAAAAAGAGATACTAAGGAAATAACCGAAATGTTGAATAATATGGAAAGCTTACTTCAACAAGACGGTCTCATGTTTGACGGAGACCCAGCTACACCGGAAGCGATTGATTCCATATTGTCTGCCATGAAAATCGGAATGGAGATGGCTAAGCAGAAAAACAAAGAAAAGTACACACCTAAAAAATATAAAAAGGATTGATACTTATGGATATTAAAAAACGAGTGAATCAAATTGTCCGAAAATACGGCACAAGAAATCCACTCGAAATTATTGAGAAAATGGATATGATTTTGGTACGATATCCATTAGAAGGTGTTCGTGGCTTCTATCACTACTTTCAGCGTAATCATATAATTTACGTCGACGATAGACTTCCGGATCACATGGTATTGTTTGTGATTGCACATGAACTTGGACATGTGTTCCTACATAAGAAAAGTAATGCAATATTCATGGATACAAGAACGCACTTTGTCAAAAACAAATATGAAAACGAAGCGAATCTTTTTGCTATGAATTTACTTATAAGCGATGAAGATATAGAAGAACATCTTGAATATACAACATCTCAGCTATCACGTCTTTTCGGATATGAAAAAAGTTTGATAGAATTGAGACTAAAAAATTTTAATTGATATAACCGCTACGGCGTTATATAAAGGGGTGGTTCCCCTTGGATGTGAGCTAAAGAGAAGGAGAGGAAGAAAATGGGATTACGATTCAGAAAAAGCATTAAAATTGCGCCCGGATTGAAAATCAATTTAAACAAAAAGAGTATCAGCGCAACTGTTGGAACAAAAGGTGCTCATTACACTGTAAATTCAAACGGAAAAAGAACTGCATCTGTAGGGATACCTGGAACTGGTATTTATTACACAAAGTCAAGCGGTGACCAAAAAAGTCAAACAACCGCAAACAATGATGCAGGTAGCTCTTACAGTTATTCGCAGTCTGGTGGACTGGAGCCAAACAACAATAGGGATAATAAAAAATGGTATCAAAAAACAGGTTGGATTATTGCATGGTTAATCTTATTTTTCCCGGTTGGATTGTTCCTAATGTGGAAATATGCAGATTGGAAGAAGCCTGTCAAAGGAATTATTTCTGCTCTATTCGCTTTTATAATTATCGGAGCTGCATTATCTCCAAAACAGTCACTTGAAAGTGCAAAGCTATCCGCCGATACCTCAAAGGCATACGACATAAAACAAGAGGTACAAATAAAATCTACTCTTACTCCATCTGATTACACTGTGCCGGATACCGCTTACAAAACATCCGGCGGAAAAATGAAAATATCTGATGGGAAAATATATTTCTCGGCTGATAAAGCTGGGACATACGAAATTTGGCTAGATTATGAGGGAATCAAAAGCAATAAAGTAGGAATCAAGATAGAGGATAAAAAGGCTATCGCCAAGAAGAAAGCCGAAGAAGAAGCTAAACGAAAGGCCGAGGAAGAAGCTAAAAAGAAAGCCGAAGAAGAAGCAAGAAAAAAGGCTGAAGAGGAAGCTGCTAAGAAAGCCGAAGAAGAGCGAATTGCGGCCGAAAAAGCCGCTGCTGAACAGGCTGAGCAAGAAAGGATAGCTGCTGAACAGGCTGCTGCTGAAGAATCTCGTATAACAAACGAACAACAAGCGCAGTCTACTGAGGAGACAGTATATTGGGTATCCGAAGGAGAAGTATACCATTCGAGCCAAAACTGTCGAACATTGAAACGTTCTAGCAATATTCAAAGCGGAACAATTTCGGAAAGCGGAAAATCAAGACCTTGTAAAGTTTGTCACTAAAATTTAAAAACCGCCCCTGCACCAACAGGAACGGTAGACATACACCAGAAGATGTACATACATTCTGAACAAATATATTGTATCATCTTCGGAAACACCCGTCAACGGAACATATTTTCGTTGGGTGTTATTTTTATACCTAAAATTACGAAAGGATGATGAATATGCCAAGAAGAAAGAAATATCCCAAACTCCCAAACGGTTACGGGCAAATTCGCTATTTAGGCTCTAATCGGCGTAATCCCTACGGTGTTTATCCTCCGGCAACAGAAGAATACCCCAATGGCCAAATGAAGCCACAGAAAGCACTCTGCTACGTTTCAGACTGGACAACAGGCTTTGCAGTCCTGACAGCCTATAGAGCTGGCACATACATACAGGGAATGGAAAAGGATTTTGCAGAGATTAATAATTCGCAGAGTGCAGACAAGTTTATACAGTCTCTACTTGCAAATTATAATATAATGGAAGGAATCAAAAGCAAGTCAAACGAAAACTTAAGCTTTAAGGAAGTGTTTTATAAATTTTATAAAAGAAAATTCGGCCACGAATTTGCCGAAAAAGTTCAGAAGCGTAGTAGTTTGGAATACGCGTTCCGTGCCGGCTTTAAAAACTGCCAATCATTACATGACAGAATTTTTACTGATATCGTATCTGACGATCTGCAAGAAGTGATGGACAATTGCACGCTTAAACACGCCAGCGTCGAACATATACAAAGAGTTTTTCGTAACTTGTACAAATATGCCATTGCAAACGATATTGTAAAGAAAGATTACTCGGCATTTATCGAAATAACACAAGATGATGATGACGAGCATGGCATACCGTTTTCGAAAGCAGACATCAAAAAATTATGGGACGAAAAGGAAAATGAAATTGCAGAGATGTTGATAATTATGTGTTATTCAGGTTTCAGAATAACAGAGTACAAAACACTGGAAGTAAATTTGAAAGAAAAATATTTCTTAGGTGGAATAAAGACCGATGCCGGGAAGGACCGTATAGTTCCAATTCACTCTGCCATTCTTCCGCTGGTTGTCCAAAGAATAAAAAAGAATAAAAAATTACTCCTAACATCCGATGTGCAGTTCAGGAAAAATATGTACGCTCTTTTAAGTAAACTCGGTATAGCGAAACATACACCTCACGACTGCCGGCACACCTTTTCGAAGTTATGCGAAGATTTTGAGGTGAAAGAAAATGATAGAAAGAGAATGCTCGGGCATGCATTTAAAGATGTGACTAACAAAATCTACGGGCACAGGGACATTGAAGACTTACGAATTGAGATTGAAAAAATAGCATCTCCTGATTTGTTGTAAATGTGTTGTAAACCGTTTTATTTTATCCAATTACTAATTGTTATATTTTTCGATATTTCAACACTTGAAAAATCCCGTGGTTGACAGGTTTTCTCTGAATTTGCGTCAACCACAAGGATTTTCAATAAACCTATTAATTTTAAATCTATGTAAAATAATTTTACATAAATACGCCGTTTGCAGGCATTTTTGTT